GAAGGAGTGGTTCGGCAAAGGCCCCAAAGGGGATTGGGTAGATATCGGTGCGCCAAAGAAAGGCGGCAAGTTTCAAGCTTGTGGTCGAAAGTCTGCGTCCAAGTCTAAACGTGCTTACCCTAAATGTGTGCCGCGCTCTAAAGCTAAGTCCATGACGGCAGCGGAAAGAAGAAGCGCCGTTGCTCGTAAAAGAGCTAAACCGCAAGGTGTCGGCGGTAAGCCGACGAATGTCGCAACAATGCAGAGGAAGAAGTCAGTGAAAAAGAAAAAGATGCAAATGGGAGGCACGGTGGGCAACCCTGATATGTCTGCAGCCATGGGCGCAGGAACGATGCAACAGACTCCCGGTCAAACTTATATGAAGAAAGACAAAGGCGACCTCATGTCAAGTATGTACGGTGGCGGTCTTGTTTCTGGAATAAAGAACATTAAAAAAGAATACGCGATGGGTGGAGGAGTACGTAAAGTACGTTACTGATGGCAGAAGGTCTTTTACCCACTAAGAAGAAAAAACGCCAGCTAACAGAAAAACAGCTTGCGTATCTTGACGCACTTATGGATAATGGTGGTAACAATGCTGCAGCTTTACGTGTAGCTGGTTACTGTGAGACTACAGGTAAAGCAGTTATGAACTCTCTAGCTGATGAGATCGTAGAGAGAGCTAAGAACATGTTAGCCGCTAACTCAGTAAAAGCAGCAGCAGGTCTGGTAAACGCACTAGACGATGATGGAACAACCCCACGCGCTGAACAACGTATCAAAGCAGCGGAGTCTATTCTAAACAGAGTAGGAGTGGGCAAACATGATAAGGTTGAACATAATGTTACTGCTATACACGGAGTGGTTCTTCTCCCGGCGAAGTCGGGGCAAGTGGACCCTGTTATCATAGACCATGAATAAAATATTTGTAGAAGTTACACTATCACGAACCAGAAAACCCCTGAGCTATCCTTGCTACATCCGTGGCAAGGGTAAGTTCTACAAAAGCACTGAAATAAAACTTACAGAGGATTTTATGACACGCGCTTTTGCAATTGATCGAGGAATAGTTGTAGAGGACAACGTAACCCAAAATGGCTAGTGAAAAAGCTTTAAAAACTATAAAAAAGGGTTTAGAACTGGAGGTAAAAAACTCTCCAAAAGCTGAAAGGGAGGCTTTTGAAATAGATGCAGGTGATATCTCTCCTGCTTTAAAAGGTTTTAAAAAAAGCTTTAGTAATGAAGAAGCATTTAACGCCGCTGCGTTTGCAATTATGACAGGCATAGACATTAAACTAAATCCTGAAAAATATAGCCGTAAAGAAATAGAAAAAAGAGTTACTGAAAAGGGTTTCAATGCATTCCTGAACGCAACTAATGACGGTATCAATAGCATTTTAAAAGAGGCTGGAATGCCCTCTGGAATGACTGTAGGTGCAGGATATCAAGATATAGAATCTTTTAAGCGGGGCACACCTGATATAATAACAGGTAGATATAAGTATGGACCCCTTTCGCTAGAAGCAAGAGTAAACCCAAAAAACCGAAAAGACGTTAATGTTGGAGTAAGATTTAGACTCCCTATAGGGGGCAAAGCAAAAGGCGGCAAAGTAAAACAATACGCAAAAGGCGGTGGAGTCCGTAAGCCAAGGTTGAAGTAATGGCAGCAAAAAAACGAAAAGCTAGCGGAAACGCTAAAGTAATATTTCACAAAGGTAAAACTCTTGGACGATTTAGATCACCAGAGCGAAGGCATAAGAAAAACATCAGAAGAAAGCCCCCTGCCTTTGGTAGATAAAGCTGACGTAAGAGAAGAGCCTGTCAAGCGTAAGCGGGGCCGTCCTAAATTAGCCGAAGGCGAGAAGGGCAACTACCGCATCTCTGCAAAAGAAAGAGCGCGACGAGCTTCCGCCGCTGCAGTGCGTAACGCAGACAGAGCTAAGAAGAAGGCACAGAAGAAAGCGTCAAAGGCAAAACAAAAGAAAGAAAGCATCAAGAAAGTTGAACAGGCTCTGTTTAACAAAAATGGTGCTAAGGTTATTGAAGATACTACACTACAAAATGTACCAAAACCAGTAAGACAATTAGTTGAAGATGAAGCAGAGGTTATCTTCAAGCCAAATGATGGACCCCAAACTGACTTTTTGGCGAGTCCTGAGAGGGACGTTTTTTACGGTGGCGCTGCTGGCGGGGGCAAGTCTTATGCTCTTCTTGCTGATCTCCTTCGTTATTGTAACAACCCTAACCACCGCGCCCTTATCATTAGGCGCACTTTAGACGAACTTACAGAACTGGTTGACAAAAGCAAACAACTCTACCCAAAAGCTTTTCCCGGTGCAATATTTAGAGAGTCAAAGGCCATGTGGCAGTTTCCGTCAGGGGCTACAGCATGGTTCTCTTACCTAGACAAAGACAAGGACGTAACACGCTACCAAGGTCAGGCTTTTACTTGGATTGGTATTGACGAGATAACACACTACCCAACTCCCTATGTATGGGAGTATCTGCGTTCCAGACTTCGTACAACGGACCCGCAGATTGATGCGTATATGCGCTGCACAGGAAACCCCGGAGGGGTAGGTGGCTGGTGGGTCAAGAAGATGTACATTGACCCTGCACCGCCTAACACACCTTTTGCAGCTACCGATGTTGACACAGGTAACGCTCTTTTGTGGCCTGATACAGCAACAAACGGTAAAGCAGGTCAGCCGCTGTTTCTTCGTAAATTCATTCCGGCGCGTTTGACCGATAACCCCTACCTCGCTGAAACTGGCGAATACGAAGCCATGTTGAGGTCGCTCCCAGAGGTTGAAAGAAGACGGCTTCTAGAAGGGGATTGGGATGTCGCAGAGGGAGCGGCGTTCCCAGAGTTTTCCCGCAGCATTCACGTTGTGGAAGCCTCACAGGTGCAAATACCCCAAGGCTGGTTACGCCTTCGTGCAGCAGACTATGGGTATGCCGCCCCCTCTTGTGTCCTGTGGGGCGCAGTTGATTGGGACGATACGCTTTGGATTTACAGGGAGTTTTACGGCAAAGGCCAAACTGCAGAAACTCTAGCTAGTATAATTGTAAATCTTGAGGGTAATGATCCCGGCATGTACTACTCAGTGCTTGACTCTTCTTGTTGGAACAGAACAGGCTCTGGACCTTCAATCGCTGAAACACTTATCCGTTGTGGTGCTAGATTTACTCCATCAGATAGAAACAGGATTGCAGGTAAGTTGGAACTACATAGACGTTTACAGGTAGATCAATTTACAAAAGAACCAAGAATAAAAATACTTTCAACCTGTACACATTTAATACGCACTCTATCGGGGTTACCGCTATCAAAGACAAACCCTGAAGATGTAGATACAAAAGCAGACGATCATGCCTATGATGCTTTGCGGTACATGTGCATGACTCGCGCAAGAGGGCATCTGACCATCAACTCTATGATGAACAAGATGAAAGAAGCAAAGCCTGAACCGTTTGACTCTACGTTTGGATACTGAAGATGACTCTTAGCCTTAGAGATGACATAGCTACATTTACAGACCAAAAAAAAGGTTTTGAAGATAAAAACAAACTTGTCGTACCAGAGGATTTTGAGACAAAGTATGATAATAGTTTTTCATCTCCATCTTCTGACGCTGAGATGGATTCTGTGCGTAAAGCAAGAGCGGCTGAAAAAGAGGGAATAAAAAACTATAAACTTTTTACTGAAGAAGAAGTAAGAAAAATATACAAAGCTGTTGATGAAGTTCATCCCTATGATGAAGTAAAATCAACTGTGCTAAGAGATGACGGTAAGCCCACTCAAGAGCAACTTAAAAAGTTCCGCAATGCTAGATTAAAATGCCAAATCATGATGGCCTATAGCATGGGCTTACGGGCAAGTGAGCTTGCTGAAGTAGATAAACCAGAATACGCTTTTAAATGGCAAAACATTGACCTTGAACAGGGTACGGTAAAAGTAACGGGTAAAAACAATAAAACAAGAAAAATAATTATACCTCCCTCCGCGTTATTACATATGCGCGAGTGGTACAAGGTAGCAAGTCAAATAGATCCTAACTTTAAAAACTCACCCTTTGTATTTCCCTCTTTTGATAGAGCAGGTAATGTAGACATAAGCAAGCCTATGTCTGGAGATGTTTTTGCAACAAACCTAAAAGCTCTGTCGGAGGCTACGGGTATAAATCCAAAAAGACTCAGGCCACACGTATTTAGACACTCATACGCAACGCACATGTACATGCATGGTGTAGGTCTAGAGGCCATATCAAAACAGCTAGGCCATGCTCGTTTAGATACTACTGAAATATACAGGCACCTCACGGATGAGTTTTTAGAACTTCAAGTTAGACCTGTCGTTGAGGGTCTTGATCCGAGCGGTAGAACTTTAACACCTACGGAACAAGATAAACCTAAAGGAATTATGGGGCAAGGCTCTAGCAAAGAGTTTACTGCCTTTGTAAATAATTTAGAGCCTGAACAAAGGTCAAGTCTTCAGGATGTCATGCACAGCTTTAGGGATGGCGTTGGTGATGAAAATAAAGGCCGCGTGTATCTCCTAAGTCAGTTTGACAAACTTGGATTTGGCGACAACGTAAAACCTCTTCTAGATCGGGAGGCTATGAGGCTACGCCGAGGTCAAGTACCCGGAGGCGCGGGGGGAGTTCCAAGCGCAGCGCAACAAGCGCAAGAGGGTGCATATCGAGTATTACAAGATAGTCCTCTTACAAACGAAATGGATGCAAAAATAGCTAAAGACAAATTACAAGCATCTTTACCAAAACGTCTTGGAGAGAGAGACAACTTTACACAAGGTCAGTTTGGTAAAAATTATAAAGTAAATGTAACTCCTGAAGGAGCGCAGATTGTTCTTGACATAGCTAAAAAAGACAATATAAATATTGCACAAGCATACGACAAGTTAGTTACAAGTGTTGAAACTACCCACTATGCTTTAGGTGATCCTGAAGCCCGTAGTAATTTTAAAAACTATATAAATACAATATTTCCTCAAGGCATAGGAAGACCCGGAGAAAAAGTTCTATTTGACCCTCCCGGTCTTCCTAAAGGAATGATTGCTGATGCTTATGATCATCATGTCATTGCACAGTATCTATTTGATAATGGTAAATTAGTGGATGGAGATCCTGTTAAGACAACAGAGGGAAGACGTGCAGGGCTGTACAAATATGCACAGAGTGTAAATGCTGTAAATAAAGACGGTAGTATAAAAAGAAGTGGCGATCCTCAAGTAAGCAGCTTTGTTGGAAATCAAATAGCAGCGATGGAGGCTAGAGGAGGAGAGTATCGTTGGTCATCATTTGATATTGATAAAGATACGGGACAAAGAGTTTACATACCGTTTGTTGGGCCAGATGCGCCAGTGTATCCCTATCTTACACCTAATCTTAGTGGCTATAAAGTATCAGACGCAGAAGCAAAGAAAAAACCCGGAGTCTTACCCGCGTGGGCTAGACAAACACCATCACCTGAACAGGCCAAATTTTTTGCAGACATGAGAGAATATGACACTCTTAATGATGCGACTAAAAGGATGAGAGGTAATCCAAACTTAGTATCTGATCTTTCTGCTGCAAAAGAACGTATGGGGGAAATAAAAGGAGAATACAAATTCAGGCAAGGAGTCCCTACAGTATTTCCAGAGTTTGTTCCCGGTCTTGTTGATGCTCCCAAAACAATACTTTCTCTATCTCGTTCATTTGACCCTAAAAACCTAGATAAAAATGCAGAGCTAGCAGAAAGAGCCGCAACTAAACAAGCACAGACCCCTGACATTAATAAATTAGTTACGGTCCCAAAGACTGCTTTGTTTGAAAACAAAAAACTTGAATTTAAAAAATCTGCACAAAAAAGCGCACTTGGAAATATGCTTGATAAACTAAATAAGAATACTCCAAAAGCACTTCTTCCACTCGCGCTTGGATACTCGGTGTATGAGATATACAAGGGCAAATCTGCGTTAGCAGTTGCTGGAGAGTTGGTTACCCCTATGGTCTTAACTGCTAGTGAAGCTCAAGCACCCGGAATATTTGAAATTGAAAAGCAAAGACAAGAACTAATACGAAAAGCACAAGAGAGAGAAATGAAAGAACTCCTCGGTGCGGATGAGATGGCAATGCGAGACATTCAAGCGCAAGAAGCTATTGCTAAGGAACAAAGTAGGGTTAGGGGCTTAGGCAGACTCGCAAGCGGAGCCGTAAGCGGAGTTGCCTCTTTTTTTGACCGAGAAGATGAACCCAAAACTGAAACTTCTGACCGAGAAGTTGATCTACCCGGATTTTTCGTACTTCCAACTTATGAGCAAGAAGATGGACCCAAAACTGAAACTAAAGATAACGAAGAGGTAGAAAATCCCGGCCCTCTTCAGGTTACAATTAGTCCGGGAGCTTACATTAATAGATAGCTATAGAAAGGAAAAGCTATGAAAGCGTATGGAGCCGATTACATTATGGGCATGATGAGCAAGCAAGGTGAACTTAGTGAAGCTGCAGAAGGCGCACTATACCGTGAAGGTCTTGATCAAATGCTTATTGGTAAAATTGACCGTGAAGCACTTCAGGTCGATATGCCTAAACAAAAAAGCAGCACGGTTGATCCTGCAATTTTCCGCATGGCGGATGAAAAAGACTACTAAGTAACAAGGAAGTCTCACTATGGAAGATACGCCTTTAGGCGATACTCCCGTTTCTGCTGACCTTGATGATGTTCCTAACGTAGTAGGTGCAATACAATCTAAATTTAGTGATGCGGAACACGGCAGATATCAGCACGAACAACGCTGGCTAAAAAGCTACAAAAACTTTAGAGGTATCTACGACTCAACTACACAGTTTCGTGAAACTGAAAAGAGTAGAGTCTTTATAAAGATTACCAAAACAAAAGTTCTTGCAGCGTTTGGTCAGATCATTGACGTACTATTTGCCAA